GACCTATGAACTAAATAATGAGCTAGGTTATCTACAGCGGAAGCGGGCTCTACTTGCCAGAACGAACGAGCAGGGCCGTCTCCCATCTGTCTAATATATTCGTACCTGGATTCAACAATCCCAGTCGCTAATACCAAGTCAACTGCTTCCTCAGAAGCGTATTTATCACCTAACTTTGAGCAAGTACTAGCGATCAAAGACCGCATTTGACTTATACTAATCACTTATTTTTTAGCGCAGCTATATTTTCTACCGTCCCAGGTAAAAGACTTAGCTCCGCCTGCACATCCTTTTTTGAAAGCGGATTTAAACTTTCCAGCTGACTTTGAACCTTTCGCATACTTAACGTATTCTCCGCCTTTAGTTTTTTGTACACCTGTAGCTTTTGTACGAACTTTAGTGCCTTTAGAAGCACCAATTTTCTTACGACGGCCAGCTTGAGTTACTTCTTGTACTGCTGATTTCACTTTAGAAACCGCAGCAGCTCTCTTTTTCTTCTTTGCTAGCTTAGCTTGAGCTTTTTGTATTCCACCTGGCTTCATAGCCTTAGTGATTTTTCTTTTTGTTTTTCTTAATGATGCTCTTGTTCTACCAGCCTTTGTAAGCTTTTCACCTAAAGTCCATTTACCTTTAGCTTGTCTTTCAGCCCTACGCTTTGCTAGTTGACCAACAACTCCCGTTCCATATTTCTTTTTCTTTTTTGCTGTTCCACCTTTAGGCATATTATTCTCCTATTATTATTATGCTACTACCCAATGCTTCGCTTTTCTTTTCGGTTTGTACCATTTTCTACTTTCTCCATCTTTCCTCATACTGGGAGGGAAAGCGTGCATTTGTGCGTAATAAAGAGTCTCAATGGTATCATCATGAGCCATTCTCGGCCCAAAAGTAACAATTTCGTTGATTAAATCAAACATATTTTCTCGCAAATGTACCGTTCCGGTACTAAATCTACCCGAAAGACCACTATATATACGGTTAATCTTCTGCCTTCCGCCTGGTTTTTCAGGTATTACTGCTATTTCAAACTTATTTAGACGCCTTCTTTCTGAATTTAGAGCTTGGAATACACTCCTATTCATTGCTACGTCTTCTACTGTACTTGATATACAATGATACTTCTCATGCATATCCATTATATAATCAACTACACCCTTCTTTCCCATCCTTTCACCATCAATAGATTTTTGTCCTACAGTTGGAATACTTCTATGCCTTTCATATTCTAAAGCATATAAATTATTTTCTGAGTCAATCGCAATAGCCATGATAACAGAAAAATCAGACTCCTTAGTATCAATATCAGTGGCAGGGTCGCAACCAATAAAGGTATTAACAGGAAATCTTTCTCCATTAACAACCAAGTAGTTCTGATTCTCTTCACTATCGTAGTCATAGTACCCTTCCCAATACTTAATATGTTCTCTGGTCCATAATGAGTCTTCAAGGCTTTGTACCTCCATCATATATTCTTGAAAAAACTTCTGAGGTTTTCCAGAATCTTGATAGAATTTCTTCTTTTCTTCTAGTTTTGTTTTCGGAAAGAAACTTGTCCATAGTGAATCTCCACTTTTAGTAATTGCTTTATATGTTATTATTTTCCATGCAAAATCAGCTTTAGCCTTCTTAGCCCTGCTATAATTAATAAGTAAATTGTTAATAAAAGAATCATGATGTACGGGAGTGCCATTAACACGGAGCCGACCAGTATGAGGCTCCAAAGCGGGATAGACAACAGCAGTGACGAGAGTAGCGTTTTTGTCTCTAGCATCTCTTGTAATTGTATTTGCTTCATGTTCAAAATCATCCAATATTATAAGGTCATATCTTTTATGTAATTTAGCACCACCACGAATACCAGCTACATTAGACTTACTTATTAATTTACATCCATTCTCTAATTCTATATCTTCCTCTGTCCACTTCCGACCTTTTACTGACCCAAAATAATACTTTATCTTATCGTTAAATTCAAGGTGATATTTAATATAATCCATATTACCTACCGATAGTTTCTGTGTTGCAGATACCCATGCATAGAAAAACATATCATCTTTAGGACAGAATAAAAAATCTTTTAATATAGAAGCTTTAGTTAGAACTGTCTTTCCATGACCTCGAGGAAGGATTATTGCAAGTTGCTTTACAGAAAGGTCATCTATATTATCAGCAACCTCATAGTGAAAAGGTGGAGTTTCGCTCCGCATGAAATCATCGGGCAAGAACAGTTTTCCAAAAGATATTAAATCTTTACTAGCTAGTTCAAATACTTCTTCAGCTTTTGTAACATTATTCAGATTCAGATTTGGTGCTGTTTGCATCTTCTTGTTTCTTATCTAAAAACTTTTCAAATTTCTTAACATCACCATTCATCTCAACATAATAATCTATAACTAATTCTAAACTTCTAGCATTAGTAATCACATTAGATAGTACGTACTCTAAAGTGTGTATTCTATCTATCAAATCTTTTCTTTTCATCTTCCTTTTTGTTGCTATCATATTATTCCTTTAAAATAATTGTTCGTTATCAAATACTTGAGCTTCCATAGATTCAGGATTATAATTTAAAAATTCATCAAATTCTTTTGCACTACTCATTCCTAATGCACCTGCAACCATTCCCTTTAATTTTTTTATTGTCATACTATTGTAAGTAATTTCAGTACTTCCTTTAAATTTATCTCCTGTCATAGGATGTCCACTGTCTTTATATTTTTTAATCATATCTTCAATTATTTCTTTTCCCTTTTTTGCACCATGCTCTTTAATTATTTTTCCTCTAGCAACTGGAGTTAGTTGAGCCCTAGTCAAAGTTCTTGAACTTAATTTTTGAAATTCAGGTTTACCAACGATTCCTCCATATTTTTCACCCAATTTAATTTGGTCTTCAAGCTCTTTAAAAACAGTATCCAATCCTTCTCCTACAAATTCGCCTCTTTCGTTAACCATAGCCGTAAAAGATAAATTTCCCCATTTTGAATGACCACCACCACTTGAAGACATTCTACTATAACTAGGATTAAATATTATCTGCATTTTATTCGATACTGCTCTTTGTATAAGAGGTAAAAGAGAATCAAAAGTATATTCATTATTCGGACTGATAATCCAATCATTTCTTAATACATTTGCAATAAAATCATTCATCATTACACCACTGTGCATTTTAGCCGTACCAGATTCTCCAACTTGGAAAAAGCTACTATCCTCTAATAACTTCTTACCGCCAATATTATTTAATTTAAACTCCATATTAGTCATTACTTCCCCTGTCTTTGGGCTAAAACTTGACATTTTTATATAGTCTGTTGAACCTAATTTTCTTCTTCCAATCAAAATATCTCTATTAATCTCGATGCCAGTTTCTGTAATCGCTTTTTTTCTTATGACTATTACAGCTGTTTCATCTTTAATATTTGACACATCAAGATTTCTAAATTTGCCCTTTGGGGGTAATAACTTAACACCATGAATAGCTCCTCCTTCAAGAGCAAAATCTTCAAGATGAGATAATTCTTCTATTCCTGTTGTTTCAAAAACACCAGCTTTTATTAACTTTCCCCTCTCACTAGCAGAAACAGGACCAGTTGGAGACCACCCTTCAAGGACGGCTCCAGTCTCAACATCTACAGGTAACCCTTGACTAAGAGCTTCTTCTCTAGAGATATCTAATCGGCGGATAACTGACTGAACTCTCTGCTCCCTCTCTTCCGGACTAAAACGTGGCTGCCTTACGGGTCTGACTGATGGATCAACAACTCCACCTACATAATCTTCACCAGTAGCCAAAGTACCTGGAGCCTCAGCCTCAATCTTTGCCATTTGTTTTTCCATTTTTCTCATCCTAGAAGATTTAACTACATCAGAAAAATCATCAAAGACTTTCCTTCCTATACCTCTTACTGCTTTTGTAGCTCCTAGAGATGCTACATCAGCTATAGCAAATCCAACATCAAGAGGTGAATATTCGCCAGTTTCAGGGTCTCCTGACGCCGGAGCTAACATAGGAGGTATATCACCTGGTGTAATATATATAGATGACAGAGCTGGTTGACCAAGTATCATTCCCAATGAAGTCCCTCCAACAGCCGAAGGAACATCTTTTTTACTTATTCCATATCTCTCAGCAAATTGTTCTCTTTCTTTTTCTATAGGAGCATCTAATATATCTGATAGTTTACCCACAGCCCTAGAATATGCAGATAATCCTGGTATTTCATATTTAGGTTTTAATATAACTTCTAATAGACTCTCTTTAGGTTCTTGATTCTCTTCTACTGTTTTATTTAATTTTTCTAAAAATCTGATTTCATCTAAAGCCATTGTAAAATACCATATGTTTATATGAAACGGTCGTAGTACTTAAAGCATACGGCACGTTAATTTTTATAATAATCTTCATCAATTACTAATTCGTTTACATTAAGATGGTCAACAAGATGTTTCATTGTCATAATCTTCCTGATAATATAATTATCTGGGTACTCTACTTCTAGTTGCGTTAAACCTTCAGAAGTCTTTTTCAAGGCTTTAATCGTCTGACCCAACGTCAATTTGTCTATTTGTATTTCCATCTCCTAGTTTTTGCCTTTCTATATTTTCGAGCTGCTCAGGACTGAATCCCTGAAAAACTCCAAATACACCAACCTCTCTTTGTTTGACCGTAACTCCAGTCGTTCCTATAATCTTACCTATCTCCTTGGTTGACTGCAAAATGATATTATCATCTTCACTATGGTCTGCCAATAATTTTAGCTTTCGTAATACATACTCGTGGTCAAGACCTAATGTCTTAGAAACTTCAAGTACACTTCTTTCTACTTCTTGCATAATTCTTTCCTGCTTTAACAATACAACAGCTTTCTTTCTAGCCTTCTCAGGGTTGGTTTCTTCATAAGCCTCCATATAAGACTTAACTGCCCCCATACCACCTGCTACGTTCACGGAGAATATACGCTCATTTTTAGTTAAGTTCTCACGCTCTTTTACCCTGGATGATGTGTGCTTAATTTTAGTGCTGAATGTGTATCTGTTAGGATGCTTGTTGAAATCAGTATCCATAAATGTATTGTCCCTGATAAGAAACGTGCCTACAATAGTTCTTAACCAACCTTTCGCCCATTTATAATTCTTCCTGTCTTGAGGATGCTTTATCGTACTTACCTTTAATAACTGTACAATTCTCTTATCATCACTCCACACCCAATCACCTTCGCTGCCATCGCGCCAATTTTTTATAGGAGTTACTTCTGGATGGTCATTGTAGAATTCACTTATATGGTCATATATG